TTGATCACTTGTTAATGTCTGGCCAGGTACTATAGTGTAATTAATACCTCGGCGCTTAAATACCTTTTCGTTCCAATCTTGTAATTGTAACGTATATCGAGACTTGTATAACTCAAGTCCCATGTAAAATAATTTACGCATCGCGCCTCGATTTTAATTAAGTTGAACTACTATTACGAACAACAGTAGTATTTTTAGCTGCCCAATTGTCCTTGATGGGTTTGCCTGCTAAGAATTTAGTATATTGCCGCCAAACATAATTACGCTGACTATAAAGATCAGATTCATCATATCTATAACCATAGTCCTTACAGAACTTCAAATAATCTTCAAGATCATTGAAAATCTGATTAACACGGTCGCGGGTTTCTTTCTTAAATTCATACTTAGCCATTTAATTACTCCTAATCACATTTAACATAATTTATTGTATAATGATTTTTATTCAAAATCAAAGTTATTGGGAATACAACCTTATCGTTTAAACAAAGTTGTATCATATTTTATCGTAGCACCATTCTCACCGTCTTCGCTTACAGTGATTTCGACGTTACGATCTGGATAACGACTAGCGATCATAAAATAAAGATCATCGCTAATCATTTCACAACTCTTATTATTCAATTCAAGCGTACCTCGATATAGACTCTCAAGCCAGCGTTTGAATTGAATAAATTCGATATCTCTATCGTTGTGAAATACTTGTATACCCACAGTGAAGTGAAAGATATGTCTGTGTGGGTGACCTAAAAAACTTACATCATATTCATCGTCGGTCAACAATGATGGATCAGTTAATGCTGCTGGGTAACTATGAATTCCTTCACGGTGAAATGTTACCCAAATCATACGTCTAGCATTATTTTTAATGCTAAGTATTTTTTCTAATTGTGCTTGTATTACTTGTTCCATTTAAACCTCTATAGTTTGTGACATCAAATCATCACTATCTTCTTCTATTTCATCAACCATAGTATCGTCATTATTATCTATTGTAAATAATTTGTCGAACATAGTCAATGCATTTACTGTCCGTTTTCCGCTAAATCCTTGACTACCTGATTGCATTTGTGTCCAAAGATTAGAGTGTTGCTTGATTAAATCTAAACTCTCTTGTCTGTCTGTTAGGCTAAAGATTTCATCAATAATTTTACCAAAATGATTACCGTCAAATTTGTTCATAACCATTTTAGGCATTACACCTTGTTCATACTGACGATTAGCTTCCTGCACAGCAGTGATATGCTGATAAACATTATGAGCCTGCAATAATGTATAACTCAATGTATCCCAGCTTGTCTTAGTTTCCTTACCATGCTGTCCTAAAAATCCTACACCACGATAGCAAAGGTCTTTCATCAGCATCTTATCTGTGATTGGACTATCAGCGAATACTTTATGAATACCATCAGCTATTACAGCGTCACTAAATTTACGATTATCATTGGCATACTTCTTATCTTCCGCAGTCTTTTCCATACTGTATGACCACTTCTTTCCATGTTCAATGTTATTATTGAAATACGCTAGACCTTTTGCTGCACTAAAGAATGGGCTTGCACAGTCAAATGTAATCTGTAGATTTGGGTTATGATATTTACGAATAGCACGTTGAATATCAGTAAACAATACTGCGTATTCCATAATGCTCACACCCAAACAGTGAATTAGGTCATGCTTACCTTCTTGCAACAACCCATCATGGATAATATTAACCATACGAGTTAACATTAATTCAACGTCAATCTTATTTTGACCTCCAAATGCCCAACCATTAAAATGAGTATCTGGATANACATTAGGGTCACAATACTTCTTCATTTCATTGTACCAATTGTCACTTTGTTCGTGATTTAATCCTTGTAGTACATTTAAGAATTTACAATTACCGTTACGGTTATTGATAAAGTATTCATTGTTGATATGTGTTGCTTTAGCTGCATCTTCAATAGTACTAATACCATGCTTATCGAATAGATGCTGGTTTCGCACAGTTTGTGATGGAACGTCTAAACACATACCATAATCCATGTATGTGTCCATCCATTTCAATACAAGTTGACGTTGCTTCATAGCTTTAGGACAGTTAGGATTCTTCCAATCTGCCGGCCATTGACCCTTCATGATTTGGAAACCACCTGAATCACCTAACATAAAAGTACCTTCTTCACGCTTGCGAATAATACTTTCACTAGGATCATCAACTGTAGTATCTAAGTTAGCATGACCTGCTGAATATAAGGACCATTTATAATTAAACAGTCCTTTCTTACTATTCAAGAAATTTAAAGATTCTACGTCACCATTAAATCCTGCAGGAATACGTTGAGCAGGAAAATAATCTATACCTTCACGTTGCTTCCCTAATCCTGAGATAAAGAAACTAGACATAGCGGGTAAGAATAATGCCCAATCGGGTTTATGTTGTGCTGAAAGATTTTCTTGGTTCATCTAGTTTATTCACTTAATGTTTTAACAATGCTAATTTGTTCATCAATTTTATTTCTTTGCGTTACTAAATCAGCAATAGCTGGATTGTTTTTAGCTAATTGTTTAATGCGTTTCTCTTCGTCACGTTTTTGTTTAACCCAATCTAGTAATTCTTCAGCCTCAGGTGACAGTGTGACTGAAACTGAGTCAGTTTGCATAGGAATCCAAGAATATCCATCATAGATTTCAGTGTTCTGAGTTAAACTATTAAATCTCAACTGTCCAATGCCCATACCACCGGAATTAACATTTATAGATGTATGGGCTCCATGGCCGTAAGTTACGATATATTTTCCGGCACCTGAGATAGTTTTAATCATTTTGCTTGTGCTGGAAGTAGATAACGATACGTTGCCAGTCCACTAACTACAGTGATTTCAGTAGCACCTTGATCGCTGATCTTAACAGATTTGTCACCAGGAAGATCCATGATAGCTAAGAATACCTTAACTGGCCACTGCCATGCACGATTTAATGTACCACCTACGTCTGAATGAAATACAAAGTTACCGCTATGTGTACTAGCATCTCCGAAGTAGATTTTCAAATCTTTATTATCGGTCTTAGTAACAAAATGTACTTCTTCGCTATTAGCTTGTGCTTGCTTCTTCAAACGCATAATACCTGCGATAGTAGGCTCGAATGTAACGTCCCACTTAGCACCCTTAAATTGGAAATTTTTAATTTTTTCTTCAACGATTGTTTGAGCCATTAGCCTATAGTCGTTTTGGAAGTCACNAGTCTTTGTTTCAAAGTGAATAGAGCTTGGCGCTCCATCTTTATTCTGTGCTACAGTGATCTTTGCATCTGCGTCGTAATCATCAAATCCTAAGATAGTTTTTAGTTTACCTAGATTNGGCATACCNAATGTACCGATGAATTCTGCCAATGGTGTATTCAGTGTGCCTTCAACAATAACGCTCTTATCTTCTGCGATTGCAGCGATTGTTGTTTGCTTATCTGTGCCAACAACCTTAATAAGGTCGATAACACCTAGTCCGTTTGTATATTGAATCAAGTCTTGTAAATTGTCTTTCATGTTTGCCTCTGTTAATATTTAGGAATACCTATAATGCATAATAGTGGATTTTATTACGTGTGTCAACTTTATGTTAACCAAAAGAAAATAAGCTATCAAATGTACTACTAACATCAGTATTTTCTTTTAGTTCCCAGTTTAACACACCTAATAGGTTTTCGATTTTCTTATCGACCAGTGTTGTTTCCATTGCACTATCATCAAATGGAAGTTCTGTGAACCAAGACGGAAGTCTTAGTTCGTCAGTTGGATATGCTATGCTAGTAAAGCCAATTGGATTCTGCTTTAGTTTGCATACAATAATCTTCATACCGTCAACGATCTTCATGCTGTAATTGTCACTATTCACTCTGCGTAAGAAGTTCCAATTCAATGCAGCACGAACATGTCCCGGCATGTTTGCTTTACCCGTTTTGCTATTTTTCTCAAGTTCACCATACATAGTCAAGTTGTTTACAGATTTGGGACTACCTTTAGTCCAACTGTCTTGTTTACATAGTTCAGTTTTAAACTGTTTGATATGTTCAATAACATCCTCACGAGTCTTGCCTGCAAGGACCATGTCAAGTACTTCGGATAAGAATGCTTGAATATACTTAGGAGTATCACTTCGCTTCAAATCAAGACCCATAGCTTTGATCTTGCCCAACTTGCCGTTTACATCTAATCGTTTGCCTTCTTTATCATAAATGTTTACAGCATAACGCTTCTTTTTAATAAAGATGCTGCGATCAGCAACTAGTTCACGACCAGCTTTGATTACACACAACCTACGCGGTACATGGAATGCACGTTCGCAGAAACTTGGGAATGTATCATTAGCTTGATCCGCAATATGATCGTACAATTCTACAGCAATGTCCTTATTAAGCTGATCTTTCAATATAGGATGTGCCGAGAAGTAACAAGAGTCAGTGTCACCATATACAATTGAATCACCATAATAATCATAATTGCCTGTTATGATTTCATTTATCTGCGCACTCATATGCTTAACGATCTGGCGACCACACAATGTTACGCTCTGCCCAAGACGTTTATCATAGAATCTACAATGTGCATTCAATAGTGCGCCATATGCTGAGTTAAGCAAAATCTTACGAACTAACTGACGTTTATCCCAGTACTCAATATCTTCTTTTGTAGTACTTTCTTTGAGTTTCTTTTGCATGTCTTTACGATCACTATACCAACGTGTTAGTAGACCGGGAATCACACCTTCTTGATCGGTACGGAAGATTGTACCATTAGCACTGATCACATAAGGCTTGTTGCTATCAAATATAAACTTCCATATCTCGGCAGCACTCATCTCTACGCTTTCACCATTTTCAAAATCAATAGTGAGCATAGTACCGCGCTCTTGCTTCATGATAGCTTCATACTCTAAGCTACCAAACAAGCCTTCCCATAGTAACGAACTCATTTCAAGTTCATCGTCTTCATCGTAGTTGCGCTTCTCACTAGCAAGTTGTCTTGCCTTGTCTGCCAAATACTTTTCAGTAAGTGTCTGACGAACCTGACCAACAATAGTTTCTGGCGCCATGTTAAGTGTACGAATAGCACTAGGATATAGACTGTTAATATCTACTGCACCTACATATTCATGTAGACCTTTCTTTGGTACTGCCACATAAGCACCTGCTGCTGCCATTCCATTTTCATTAGGATCTTTCTTTTTATCAGGAACCATAACCCCACGTTCATGTGCTTCGTTCATGATAGCCATTTCAATCATAGCTACAGAACCCATAACAGTTGGTAACAACACAGTATTTTCATGTGCCAGTGCATTAGCAAGATCAAGGAACTTTAGTTTGTTATGAATTTTAACCATCAACATAGTATCTTGACGATTATACTCTATGAACTTTTTAAAGTCGTTGTTATAGAGTTGGTCAAGAGTACCTTCATATTGTGTCTTACGTTCGTTGACTTCCATTTCACCGATAGCATCAAGACTATAGCTATGACGGCTTTCATAGTTATACTTCTTGTACAACTGTAGATAGTCCATATGAACACGACCAACTAGGTCATATGTTATATCTTCTTTACCGAAACGCTCATATGTTCTTGCTTTAGGCATTTGACCAAGCAAACAGAATTTGCGTGTGTCATCCTTACTCATAATACGTGTAACACGATTAACAAGATAAGGAATATCGTACCCTTCTGAGTTCCAACCTGTNAANACATCGCCATCTTTGATCAACTCAAAGAATGTTTCAAACATTTCTATTTCACTACGAAATAGTACTGTATTTGGAAAGTCCTTGCTAAGTTCTTGAGCAGTTTCATCGCTCATGTGTTTGGGNGGTATAGCAAGAGTTACAAGTGTGTCTTGCCAATCCAGATATAATGAAATAGCAGTAACAGGATTGAAAGGATCCGATGTTGGACTAAAGCCTTTCTCTGGATCGAAATCTACTTCAATATCAAAGAATACTGTATGTAGTTTTGGAGGTTCTTTGCCTAAATAGTTTTCACTTAGACAACGGAACACCACATTCACATCAGATTCATACAGTTTCTTGTTACTGTATATACGTTTTTCTTTTTCAAATTCACTGCGTTTTCTAGTGCTGAACCTTGAGATAGATTCTCCATATAGACTACGATACTTACCCTTAGGGTCGCTGTAGTAAAATGTATAGTTTGCAGGAAACTCGTTGTAAGTGCGTTCACCATTTGGCTGGCGTTCTACAACGTAAATTCTATCACCATCTTTATCATATAAAGCGTCAANGTAACTCAATTGATNCACATCCTAATTAAACCGATACTATCTATAGTAGTTAACAATAGATAGTTTAACAACATACCAAAACTTTTTCTAGTATATGCTGCCCAAGCGTACAATGCACAACCTGTCATCCAGATAGGATATAATGTAAGCAATGGTGCATTTGGTACTGTCATTGCCATTGTTATGGAACAACCGATGCTGATTGCCCATGCCAATAGTTCTATTATGAATCGCAGACGATTGGATCGCCAATCGTCACGGATCCATTCAAATATTCCAAAGAATATGTCGTTCAAAGAGTTCTACCGACAGTCTCTAGGATAGTATTCAGTTCTTCGTTTTCTTTGTTAGTTTCGCCCAATCTAGATTTATGGGCAACCTTAATAGCCTTCTTGAGAATGCTAGGTTTTACTTCTAGTTCTTCTGCTATATTCTTGATAGTGTCGTTAAGACCACCTTGTAGTGTTTCAATCTCAAGTGTAACAGCAAGACCTTCGTTGATCAATTGTGTTAATTTAGTTTTGGCTTCATTATTAAAACTGCGTTCAGACATAAAATCTCCTATGTTGATTAATTTAGAGTAGTTAGTATATACTAATACACAATTAAGTCAAACATTTTGCGAAAGAAAATTAATGTATTGGACACCTCTGTTTATTCTTCACCTTTGAATACTTTATAACCCTGGTATGATACCAACAATAACGTTAACCACGTCATCGTCATTACTATGATAAAAGTCATTTTCAATCTCCTGTACTATATTTATTAATTAGCTGCTCTCACAGTATATTTATCATCAATAACTGCTATTGCAGCAATAGTAACAAAAATTTAATATTTGGTAAAGAGTTTTGGATATTTTATTGATATTTGAGTTTCAGAAAGACGAATTCTTCATCGGAAATGGATATGAGTAAATCCTCATTTACAGTGATTTTTGTTTTATAGCCCTTCAATTCTAAGAAATTACCCAAATACATGCGAGTCATTGCTTCATTAGAGTTGCTATACGCTGAAATGAATTCTAATAGATCATTATGCCACTGATCTTCCATCCATTTAAATAACCATTGATTTTTGTCGAAACTGACAATCATTGGAAAATCTGCTTGTTTTCCTTACCGTAGATTTTGATGTATTTTCCGGCCATCATGTCAGCCATAGACTCAATTGGGCTTCCGGGATAACTGTCACCAGCTTCAATCATACCTAATTCGCTTTGGCGCCAGTGTACGAGTTCATGAAAAACTGTACGTAGAATATCGACTAAATTACGATTTTTAACATAAACCCAAACATTATTGCTGCCTTCAATATGTTTTCCAGTATGATGACCTTGCTGTGCTTCTTCATGATTGAAACTTAGAACGACTTTGGGTTTATTTTTAATGTGTAGCTGGTTAATCGTCCAATTAACAAATTTACCTACCTCATCTTTCAAGAACGAAGTATTATTATTTTCCGTAGTAAATTCTCTGCTGCGCATTAAAATATTTATCTTTTTGATCTGGCTAATGCTAATACTCTAGGTGTGGGGTTTTTGATATATT